TTTTTTAAGTAGTGCTAAGGTATATGACCAAGGCAAATATTTTGATGATAACGAGAATGAGATATGCGGAAGCATAATGTACGACGCTTGGGGAGGAAGTTAAATGTTGCCTTGGGCAGAAAGTAGAGCAAATAAAATAATGGACGAAAGGTCTAAAGATAATAACATGGAAAAAAGAAGCATAAATTTTGAACTAAGGGCTAAACCGGAAAGCCGTACCATTTTTGGCACTGCCACAGTGTTGAACTCTGCCTATGACATGGGATGGTACGACGAAGAAATGTCGCCAGAATCATTGAAAGATGCTGACATGAATGATGTTGTAGCATTATTTAACCATGACCAAAATATGGTACTTGCAAGAACATCATCAGGTACATTAAAGCTAAATGTTACCGGTAATTCAATGGAGTACGAATTTGAGGCACCAAACACTACATTAGGTAATGATTTACTTGAAATGGTTAAACGTGGTGATGTTTACCAAAGTAGTTTTGCTTTTACCGTAGAGGCGGAAGATTGGCAGGAAAGAATGGGAAGTAAACCTAAAAGAGTTATCCGTTCAATTAAAAAGGTTTATGACGTTAGTCCGGTAACTTATCCGGCTAATCCAGATACAATGGTAGCAAAAAGAAGTTACGATGCTACAAAGGAAATAGACAAAGATTTGCAAACAATAATTGATATATCTCTGAAATCAGAGATTAATATTCAGAACGAATTACGCAGGAATGCCCTGCATTTATTAAATTTAAAAACAAAATAATGAACTCTAAGTTGTTAAGAGAAAAGCGGGCTTCCGATTACGCGATAATGGAGGACTTGCAAAAAAGAGCAGCAGCAGAAGGTCGTTTGATGACTGCCGAGGAATTGGCACAATGGGACGCTGCCGATGCTAACTTTAAAAATTATACGGAGCAAATTTCACGCCTCGAAAGATGGAATGCTATTGATTCCGAAGAAAGAGCGATGTCTGCAACCGAGCAAACTATTGCAGCTTTGCCAACTGATAAGAGAGAGATTGTAAAGTCTCCAGAATATCAGGCAGCGTTTATTAAAGCCATTGCCAAAAGAGAGCTATCTAGCAAAGATAGGGCTTTGTTAACGGAAATGAGAGGAACTGCAACTATTACCACATCTGAAAGTGGTTTAGCTGGTGGTTATGTTATTCCTTACCAATTCTCTAATGAACTGGAAAGAACAATGGCTTACTATGGCCCAATGTTACAAGTTGCTCGTATTATTTCTACTCCGCAGGCAGGTACTTTGTACTACCCTAAAGTTAATGATACTGGAACAACTGGTTCATGGCATACAGAAGGTGGTGCGGTTACAGTTCAGGATATGACTTTCACCAGAGAGACATTTGCTGCACACGTTATTAACACATTGGTAAAGGTTTCTGTAGAATGGGCTAATGACGAGTTTGGTTTATTAAACACAGAATTACCTATTATGTTAGGTGAGCGTTTAGGTAGAGGTTTGAACGCTGCATTTACTACAGGTGATGGTTCTGGAAAGCCTACTGGTTTTGCTGCTGCCACTACACAGGGTGCGGTTTCTGCAAGTCAAACGGCTTTCACTGCATCTAACTTAGTTGACCTTATTCATTCTGTTGACGTTGCTTACAGAAATGCTCCATCGGCTGCATTTATGATGAACGACACTATTTTAAGTGCGGTAAGAAAACTAAACTTAGATAATAGCAACACAACCTTATTTCAGCCATCATTGAGAGATGGTATTCCTGATAGATTGTTAGGTTACAATTTCTTTATCAATAACGATCTTCCATCTACGCAGGCAACTGCTGCAAAGATTGTTTATTTTGGTGATTGGTCGAAGTACATCATTCGCCAGGTTTCAAACAATGTCCTTGTGCCATTGCGTGAGAGATTCATGGATGAGATGGAGTTAGGCTTCTTGTTATACGCGAGATATGACGGTAAACTATTACAGGCTGCTGCCATTAAGCACCTAGCTAATAAGTTGACCTAGTAAATAAAAAATGGGATGGGTAGCAATATCCATCCCTCTTTAAAAATTAGAACATGGCTTGGAAAGTAACGACGGCACCTGCAACAGAAGTCTGGACATTAAGTGAAGTTAAAAATTATTTGAAAGTAGATACATCTGCCGATGATACTTTGATTACTACGCTTTTGCAGTCAGCTCGTGAAGTTGCTGAAAGGTATCTTAATCAAGCATTAATTACACAAACAATCACAGAGAAGTTAGACAGGTTATCCAAACCTACTATTTACCTATCTGTATCTCCAGTAATATCTGTATCTTCTTTCCAATATGCAGATAGCCAAAATACTACACAGACATACAATAGTGGAAACTATATTGTAGATACATTTGAAAAACCTGCAAGGCTATCATTAGCCTACGGTAAAACATGGCCTACATTGTACGGAAATATTAATGATGTTACGATTACTTATACGGCTGGATATGGAGCTACTGCTGTTAGTGTACCAATGCAAATAAGACAAGCTATCCTAATGATGATAGCTGACAGCTACGACAACAGAGAAGATTATGTAAAGAAATTACCTACGGCATCGGAATATTTACTTGACCAATATCGCGTACAATTATTCTAATGAGATATAATAAGAAAGAAGAGATAGGGAAGTTACGGGAAAGAATAATAGTACAGAGCGTTAGTCGCTCCGCTACGACTAGTGGATTTGGAACAGAGACATGGAGTAATTTAGCGGAGGTTTGGGCAATAGTGGATTATAAAGGAATTAATAAGGAAGAGGTAGAAGGAGGCAAGATAACAGCATTAAGCCAGGTGAGAGTGACCTGTCGATATAGGACAGACATAAACGAGCAACAGAGAATAATTTGGATGGATAAATATTATCAAATAGAGAATGTCCAGATAAGTGTAGATAATTTGTATTTGCACCTATTTTGTTCATTTGCTCAAAACTATGTGTAATGGGATATTTATCAGCTAAACAAATTAATCATCTTAAAGATCTTCAAAAATCTAATTATGCAGGCAGGCGAAGCTTTCAAGGAATGAGCCTACGAGTTGTAGGCTTAGCCGATGCGGTTATTGAGTTTGCAGAGTTAATGGAACAATGTACATTAAAAGAGCAAAGTAGAGTTATTGATTCAGCTACTCCCATTGCATTAGAAGTTTATAGGTCTTTAGTACCAGTAAGTAGTAAACCACACCGTATTTCTACCAATCCTTTCAAAAATAAAAAGATGCAAGGATGGGAACAAAATGATCGCGCCTCGATGTGGGTACAACCTGGCAATTTAAGAAAGTCTATTATTGATTTATCTAAAAATCTTGTATCATATAAAAGAGCGGTTGGTGCTATTGGGCCATTGTACAAAAGAAATACAATGAACAGAGGTATTAATAGCAGCGAAGGAACGAATGGATTTTACGCTCACATGGTATTTGGTAGCACAAGAGCATGGTACAATAAGATAGTGGTTAAAGCTAGAAATTTGAGTAGGGAAAAAGTAATTAAAACCATGCGTGATGAGTGCATTTTCATCATGCAGGAAAGACCTAAAAAATTCTGGCAAATATCATGATAGGAAAAGTAATATACGGGAGATTAACGACGGATACCACAATTACAAATGTTTGTGGATTAAATATATTTCCGGACATTGCTCCGCAAAATGTGCAATATCCTTTCATGGTTTATACTATCATTAATAGCTTACCAGTTGATTTTAAAGATGGTCAAAGTAATTTGGAGGAAATTACTATACAAATAGATGTTTATACTAATAATTACGAAACTACTCAAACACTTGCAAACAATGTGCGCAATAGGTTAGATAGATTTGTTGGTACAGTAAATAATATTTCTGTGCAAACAATAAAATATATGAGTTCAAGTAGTCAGGTTTATAATGCTGACTTAAATGTATATTGGATCAGTATTGATTTTATGGTAAAAATGAAAAGATGAAATTAAGACTTTTAAAAGAATGGAACGGAAAAGAGGCAGGTAAAGTAGGCGTTTTTTTATCAGAGTACGAAGAGCAAATGATAAAGGATGGAATTGCAGAACTACTTGACGAAGATTTTGTCGTTGAACAAATGCCACAAAAACAGGAAGTTCAGCAAGACCCAATCTATATTCCTATACCAGTGCCTAACTCATATTTTGCAGACGAGGCAAATGAAGAAAATATTACTAAACAAAAAAATAAATAACCATGCCAACTACAGGAATAATTAATGGTACGTTGATGAGGCTTTATAAAGATAGCACTGCTATCGGTTACGCTACATCATGCCAAATGAACATTTCATCTGCTATGCGTGAAATTCTTACAAAGGATTCAGCGTCTGGTGGATGGAGGGAAGTAAAGAAGGGTCAGTTATCTGGCACACTTTCTACGGAGGCGTTATATGCGGGCCCGGGAGATGCTTCCACTAATTACCTATTTGATGATTTATTTACCGATTTAATAGCAGGTACAGAACTTACGATTAAATTCACAACCGACGTTATAGGAGACAATGTGTTCACTATGAAAGCTATTTGTACATCATTAGACTTGAATGCTGGTGTAGAAGAAAATGTTAGCTATTCAGCGTCATTTGAAGTTACAGGAGCTATCACGAAAACTACTAAAGCATAATAAAAATTACCTAACATGAAAACAATAACAATCGCCAACACGACTATTCCGATTAAATTTGGAATGTTCGTGTTAGGTACGTTTCTAAGGGAGAGGAAGCTTAAATTAAGTGACCTTTCCCTTTTAGGAGAAGATCTTCTTCTAGCCCTTGAACTTGCCTTTACAGGTGTTGAACATGGTTACAAAGCCAAAGGCGAGAAATGCCCTTACACTTTACAATCCTTTTGCGATTTGGTAGATACGGATATGGGAGGTATAACTCGCATCATGGAAATGATTTCAAATGAGATTTCACCTCCAGAAGATGAGAGCCAAAAAAACGTAGTGGCGAAGGCGGAGAGCTCACACTTGAACACATCGAACGTTTTTGTTTCGGAGTTTTAAGGTTTCCTCCTTCGCAATATTACGACATGAGTTTTAAAGAGGTTGTTATAGCCATGCAAGGTTATAACAATCAATTTGAACAACAGGAACAAGTACAATGGGAACGAATAAGATGGCAAACAACGCTTTTATTAAATGTTCACACAGCAAAAGGTAAAAGTTTAAAGCCAAAAGATTTGATTGAGTTTCCATGGGAGAATCCTACTAAAAAAGAAACTAAAAGAAATTTGACAAATACTGACAAAACAATATTTGACAAATGGGATAAAGAAGGTATATAATGGCAATAGGTAAACTTAATTTAAAGCTTGGCGTAGATGTTTCCAATCTTGATAAAGAGCTTGGAAAGGTTGAGCGTAGCATGTCAAGGTTTGGTAGTAATATGCAGAACATCGGTTCTACCTTAACCCAATCGTTAACTTTGCCTATTATTGGACTTGGTGCTGCTTCCTTAAAGTCTTTTGCCGACATTGAAAAACTACAAAATGGATTAATAGCCATTATGGGTAGTAGTGAAGAGGCAGGGATAGAAATGGAAAAACTCCGCAAGGTTGCAGAAAATCCAGGCCTTGCCCTTCCTGAAGTAGTCAAAGCCTCTGCCTCATTACAAAGTGTAGGGATGAATGCCGACGCTGCAAGGGAAACTATTACCCAATTTGGCAATGCTGTAGCCAGAGCAGGAGGTGGAGCAGAACAATTTGATGGTGTAGTATTGGCACTATCACAGATAAGCGCGGTTGGCAAAGTTACACAGGAGGATCTTAACCAAATTAAAGAAAGGTTGCCAGAGTTTGCCAGAGTGATGAAGGAGGAGTTTGGTGTAGTTACAGCCGAAGGAATCAGAGAACTTGGAATCAGCAGCGAAGAATTTATAAAAAGGTCTGTTGGTGCTTTAGGTAATTTGGAAAGGGCAAATGGTGGCTTAGCAAATACCTTTGATAATTTAAAAGACAATGTTAGCGCATCATTAGCGGAGTTAGGTAAAGCAATCAATGAAACATTAAATTTAGAAGCAGTTGCAGCAGCATTGAGCGCAGGATTGCAAAGATTAGTAAATGGTTTTAAATCACTTAATCCAGAGACACAAGGATTTATAGTTAAGGCAGGTTTACTTGTTGCGGCTTTAGGACCTGCAATATTTATAGTTGGAAAATTGATTACTACTTTTAGTGCATTGATAGGTACTACTCGTTTAATTATGGATACTGTCAAAAAATTATCTACTGTTATATCCGGTGCTTTTGCAAAAATACTTGCTAATCCTGCCATACTTGGCGTTACCTTAGCGATTGCAGCTGTGGGTGCTATAGCCTTATATGTTTACGATAACTGGAAAGCCTTTAGCGATAGGTTTACAAACATTTGGATAAACATAAAAAACAGTGCAAACAAGGGAGTAGCTGATTTTATGATGGCTATTGATAAGCTGCAAAAGGCAATGGGTTATCAATTATTTGATGTTAGTGGTATGACAAAATATCAAGAAGAACAGAAAGTAGTTGCAGCTGAATTTAAAACGATAGGAGAAACAGTTGATAGCCTTAAAGGTAAGTTTAAAAGTCTATTCATGGCCGCACCGGGCAAAGGTGGAGGTGGTGGTGCAACAGATGGAACAGGAGAATTAGTTTTTGGTGATGGTGGCGCACCGACTGGAGGAGGAACTGGAGGAGGTAAAGCAGTTGGCGCGGCTTTAAACACTCCAATAGACACAGTAAACTTATTACCAACTTTAGATTTGCTACCAGATAAAATAGAAAGTATATCAGCTGCAAACGAAAGATTAAAACAGACAAATGAAGATGTAGCTAACTCATTTAATAAAATTACACCTGCTGTAAAATCTGCTGCAGATATGTTAACTCCTATGCAAGCTATATTAGTACAAGGTATAAATACTTTTGCTGATTTAGCGGCTGGTGGTTTTGAAAGCATGAAAGAACTTGCTGCGGCTGTAAGGAAAAGTATTGCTGACATTATTGCTAATTTTATTAGAATGTATGTAGCAAAAGCATTGGCATCTGTACCATTATCCCCTTTTATGGTTGCTATTGCTCCTGCTATTGCTGCTGCTGCTGGAGGTGTAGCAAGGTCATTAATAATGAAAATTGGCGCGCCTAAGTTAGCCGAGGGTGGTCTTGCATACGGCCCAACTATGGCAACGGTGGGAGATAACAGAAACGCACGAGTAGATCCGGAAGTTATTGCACCTTTATCAAAGTTGAAAAGCATGATGGGAGATATGGGAGTAGGTGGCAGCCTTGAAACAAGGATTAGCGGTAATGATTTGATTATATTGTTAAACAGAAGTCAAAAGGGGCTTAATCGAGTACAATAATGGCAGCAAGGTTTCAAACAACGGTATATAACGAGAAAGGCAGGAAAATAGTAGTTGCTATTAAAGACAAGGTCTTTTCCGGTATGACTTATAATTTTGATACTATTGGTTTGCAGCTGCAATATGACAGTGAAAGTCAGCAAGGGCAGGAGAGGTTTACACCTATCATTGGCTCGCGGTGTTCATTGTCTTTACTTATAAATAATAATAATCTCCAGACACTTCTGCTTGACATTGGCTTGGCAGTTGAAGGAAGATTTACAATGGAACTCACAGCCTACGAAGATGATAACACAACAGTATCCTTCAAATGGTATGGCTACATAGTTACCGACTTAGTAGAATTTGAAGATGTGCCATTGGTTATAGGTTATCAGGCTCAAATATCTGCAATAGATGGCTTAGGTTGGCTAAAGACATTGGATTACAAAAGCGCGGTAGGGCCTTATATTGGGCAGGACACTGTTGTACAGCATATTTTAAATTGCCTTAATCAACTGGATTTTGTTCAGGATAACTTGGTGGCAAATAATTTGCCTGTATTACATACTATTTTTAACTGGCATGAAAACACAACGGCATATAGTGTAAATAGTGATTACTCATTATTGACAGTCATACAACATAGAGCATTTTATCACAAAGACACTAAAAGCAATTATGTATATCAAAGTTGCTACGATGTTTTAAAGAAAATTTGTCAAACATTTGGAGCGAGATTATTATTTAGTGGGAATCAATATTGGTTTATTCAAGTCAATGAATATTCAAGAACTCCTGCAACTAAAAGATACTTTAAATATACTGCTTTTGGCGTACAAGTAGCTGGTACATTTACAGCAGATTTAACGCTATCTAATATTCAAACTAATCTTCCAGGAAGTGATTTAATGAGATTGAGCGGTGGTAAATGGACTTACTATCCTGCTTTAAAAAATGTTGTTATAAGGTACAATCATTTTGCTAAACAGAATTTATTAGCAGGTGTAGAATATAACTACGCAACAAATAGCACTCCGATAATTACAACTACTCCGACCTTAGATGCCTCTAATCCGGATGCTAGATTATCTTATACAGGCATACTTGGATTTTACGCACAGGCTTTAAACCCAGTAAACTTTGAACCTTTTCAATTTGTATTTGCTGTTAAGGTAGCATCTATAATAAATAGCTTTCCTTTACAAGGTTTTGAATCTGCTAACTGGACATTGGGCAGCGGATGGATAATTGATAACAAAATACTTGAAGGTACATTAATAGCTACGGAAGCATTTTATACTACATTTACAGTTACATCTGGAAGAAAATATTATGTAAAAATTAAAGTTGAAATAAATAATAGTGGTAGCCTTAGATTACGTTTGGGTGGAGTAACAAAAACAATTACTGAAAGTGGCGATTACGAGTATGTAATTTTATCTACTAATACAAATACATTAAAATTAGATAGTGTATCATCGCCAGGATTTACTGGCAAAATAAAATCATTACAAGTAAAACAGGAAAATAAATATTTAAAAAGAGGTGTAACCTATACTAATGGATTTAATTTTCAATTAGAGCCTGCAACGTGGGAGAATAGTTTTTATGAGTATGAGTTTAACACTGAAACAATAACGGCTGATGCTGCTTTTGTTGCATATAAGACCATCACATTTGATACATTGGACATTCCGGAAAGTGCGGAGTATGTATGGGAGATGAGGTTAAAGCAAATGCGAAATGAGGCAGGAAGTAGTATAATATCAAACTTTACTGTATCTTATTTGCTTAGCAATAATTACCTTGAATTTCTTCCCACAGGTGCAGTCTCTGGACAAAGTGACATTCTTGAATATGGTTCGGACAATGATGATAAATCTTCCACAATATTTAGCCTTGATACATACCTTGGTGACGGGCCGAGCAAGACAACTGATGGAGGATTAAAAGTTCTTGAATCAGGTTCCTACGAAAATAGTAGCAGTTGGGATGTAGGCAGCGGATCGGGATTTAATAACGTCACACAGCTATTAGTTAACGAAGTGATTCGCGGTCAGCTCACGCCAAAGCTACGCATGGTAGATATGCCTTTCCAAAATTTATCAGTAGATAATCCTTACCTTCCTCACAAGGTCATAGAATATTCATCTGGATATTACGTTTTTGAAAGAGGTAGTCTTGATTTAAAAACAGAGATTTGGCAAGGTGATTACTTTAAAATAGAATTAGATGCCTAACTACACAGAACGCACAGTATTATCAAAACCTCGCGACTTTAACCAGGTGGCAAACAATGCCGGAAGTGGTGGAGTGGTAAATAATAATGTCACTGAAACGATAAATAATGTGACGGTAAATGGCTCTGCTGTTTCTATTTTTAGTCAAGAATTTCTTAATACTTCCTCCAATGTATTAACATGGACACAAAACAATGGCAAACTGCCAGTGACTAACTTAAATGCTTCGGTTCATGTGTATCAGAATGGGCAGAAATTAATAGATAGTCAATATACTATTACGGCACCTGCGACGATCACGATAGATTCAAACACACATTACGATGGCAGTAATTATATTGTCTTTGCAATAAACATAGTATAATGGAAGAAATAAAGCCAAAAAAGGAAAGAAAGTTTTTAAAAGCAATGGGAGATATTGCCAAAGTTTTAGCTAACGAATTAGTCATGGGAATAGGCCGAAAGTTTATTGGAAAAGCTATTGACAAAGTAGGTAATAAACGGCAAGGGCTTGTTATTACCTTTGTTATTTTAGCCTCCACATTTGCTATTGCCCAATTCCCAAATACAGGCAACAAACAAAGATTAGGTTTCCAGACTACTGGCGACGGGCTTGTTTGGCGTGGGGCATTGTCTGACACGGCTTCCATTCAACCGATAAACAATCAAAACGCGTGGGTGATTCTTGATACGGTTAACCTTAAATTTTATACGTTTGATTTTACCTCCAATGTTTGGAACTTGGTCGGCGGTGCGCAAGGTTTAACTATGCCTTTTGATTCAATTACCTTCAACACGACAAAGAATGGCACGGTGGGAGTAGGTGAAGTTGAATACAATGATACACAGGGTTCTTTGATACAAGGCTTAAAAGGTGGTAATGTTACCAATGTTATAGGGCAACAATTACACCAACGAGTGAACAATAGAACAGGTGCAACGCTTAATAAGGGCGATGTGGTTTATCTGTCAGGAAGTCAAGGAAATCGAATAACAGTGGCAAAAGGCTTAGCGGTAACGGATGCTTTTTCGGCTAATACTTTTGGCGTGGTCGCGGAGGCTATTGCTAACAATGCAAGCGGTTTTATTATTACCGAAGGCTTAATAACAGGCTTAAACACATCAGCCTTAACAGAAGATAGCGCGGTGTATTTATCGCCAACGGTGGCAGGTGCATTGACTTCCACAAAGCCGCAAGCACCACAACACAGCGTATATATTGGCGTATGTGTCAAAAGTAATAACGGATCGGGAGAATTGTTTGTTAAAATTCGTAACGGGCAGGAGCTTGACGAGCTTCACGACACTCGAATAACTAATCCAGTTACAGGTGCTACTTTATATTATTCAGGTGGATTATGGCGAGATACAACGGCTGCACTTTTGGTGAGTGACACGGCTTCAATGCTTTCAACCTATGCAAAAAAAAGTTATGTCGATACTGCTGGAAGATTTTATGCTCGTGAAGATTTTAGCAACGTTCAATCATCAACATTAACTTGGACGCAAACAGATACATTAGTTCCCGGTGGTGTGAAGGTTGTTCAAGTTTACCGTAATGGTCAAATATTGCTGCCATCTCAATATACTATACCTACCAAAACATCGGTAGTCATTGCGGCAACCTCATATAAAATAGGCGAAAATTATACTGTTATATTTCCTAAAGGTGGTGGCGGTGCAGGAAGTGGTGGAGGATCGGGAAGTTTAACGTCTATTTCAGCAGGGACAGGAATTACAGTTAGCCCAAATCCAATAACAACGACTGGTACGGTTTCGGCTGATTTATCTGTTTTAATGGAGTTGACGGATACAAGTTTATTGAACCTTACTTCAAGATTTGCAAGTAAATTAAATACAACTGACACGGCTTCTTTGTCCAATAGAATAAATGCTAAAGGAAATGGCACCGTTACAAGCGTAGCAACGGCATACGGCTTAACAGGTGGAAGTATTACCACAACAGGAACTTTAAGAGTTGATTCTAATACTGTTTACAATTATGTTAGAGATAGCATTGTAAAAGTTAGAATTGGCAATGACACAATTAAAATCCTTAAGCAAGAATATAATAATGTTACAACAGATACATTGACTTGGACAATTACAAATAAATTTCCTATACAATTAAGGGCATTTATATTACTCTTTCGCAATGGACAATTACTTATAAATGACCAATACTCCGTTATTGATACAAATAAAATTAAAATAGCAGCTACATCTTATAAAGTAGGTGAAAACTATACTTTAGTCACAGTATCTGGCATTGGTTCTGCAGGCGTTTCACAAACAGCAAATCCTGTATATCCAGAGGCAGGTATAGCTTTAAGCACCGGGACAACTTGGACATCATCTATTCCAAACAATTCAAGTAATTGGAATATAGCATTTACAGATAGGTTAAAATGGGATGGAGAAAGTACAGGACTTGTAGCAGCGACAGGGCGAACAAGTTTAGGAGGTACAACCATAGGGCAATCAATGTTTACTTTAACTAATCCATCTACTATTTCTTTCCCTCGATTTAATGCGGATAATACAGTCACGGCATTATCAGCAGCTTCTTTTAGAAGTGCCATTGGTGCAGGTACAGTTACAGAGGTAGATGCGGCTGTTGGTACGCCAATTTCGGTTACCAATAAAACAACTACGCCTATTTTATCAATAAATGCAGCTACTGGGAGCGTAAATGGTTATTTGACTTCTACGGATTGGACTACATTTAATAATAAGCAAAATGCTTTAAGTAATGCGAGTAGTACTGTAAGTGGTATTTTAACTTCTGCAGATTGGAATACTTTTAATAACAAGCAAAATACAATTTCACTCACCACGAATGGAACAACTGGATTAGCTACATTTAATGGTACTACTTTAAATATACCTAATTACACATCAGGAGGAGGCACTGGCACAGTTACAAGTGTAGGATTAACGGCACCTTCAATATTTACCGTAAGCGGTTCGCCTGTAACAATAAACGGCAATTTAGCATTGACATATAGTGGCACTGCTTTACCTTTGTTAAATGGTGGTACAGGTGCAACAACAGCCGACGGTGCATTGACTAATTTTGGAGCGACGGCAGTTGGTAAATCTTTGTTTGGACTTACCAATAGCGTATCTGAAAAATTTATCAAAGTAAATACAGATAATACAATCACTCTTTTAAATGGAGCTGATACGAGAACAGCGATTGGTGCAGGTACAGGTACAGTCACAAGTGTAAGCGGTAGCGGTGCTATTTTAGTAGCCAACCCAACGACTACACCAATTATTAGCGTGGCAGATGCAGGTTTTGGTGTAGCTGGAATAGTAACAGCAAGTGGTACACAACAATTTAGCGGAGATAAGGTATTTGAAGGTATAACACAATTTAATGCGAGAGCAGTATTTAAAGATTATACCTATGTAGCAACAAGGCTTGCTGGTTTATCTTCTACGGATAGATTTGCCACAGTTACAATAGGCAGCGGATTATCTTTGTCAAGCGGCACATTGAGCGCAACAGGGGGCAGTGGCACAGTAACAAATGTTACAGGTACTTTACCTATATCAGTAGCAAATGGTACAACTACACCAAGTATAACTATTGCTGATGCAGGTACAGGAGCATCGGGAGTGGTGAATACAACTACTCAAAGTTTTGCCGGGAATAAAACGTTTACGGGAAATGTAGTTATGCAAAATGATATTGATAATAGAGAAGGATATATTAGAAGAAAATACGTTGCTGGAAGTGCTGCTACATATATTGTATTAGATAATGATACTTGGATAAGATGGGGACGTTCCGATCTTGCTACATTTACTTTGCCAACTGCCTCAGATTTTCCGGGTAGAGAAATACATGTTTTAAATATTGGAAATGGCTCAATTACAAGTAATGCTACTAATATTCAACAATTAGATGGAAGTATAAATAGTCAAATTTTAGGAGCAGGGCCCGGAAAGTGGTGTACGCTTATTAGTACTGGTTCTACGTATTGGCAAAAAATGGCTGGTAATTAATTATTAAAAACATAAACATGAAACAACTCCTTTTCCTACTCCTTTTCCCTTGCCTTGCTTTGGCACAGTACCAAGGCAATGCAAATCAAAAGATAACACTGGGCGAACAAACAACGTCAGATGGGCTGGTGTGGCGTGGAAGAACAACTGATACGGTTAATTTAATGACAAGTAAATTAGACACATCTGCCTATCTTGTTCTTGATACAATTACAGAAGCTATATGGCTTTACCGTGCATCAACAACGCCAAAATGGAATAGAGTAGTTGATAGCTTAAATAATTTGCAAGGGCAATTATCTTTAACGACAAAAGTCACGGGAGTGTTGCCTTTAGGAAATGGGGGAACTGGTAGCACAACGCAAAACTTTGTAGATTTAACAACGACGCAAAGCATTGGAGGAGATAAGACATTTACAAGTGCAGTTGTAGGCGCAAATTTTAGACCTACAAGCTCAACAATTCCAACTAATGGAATATATTTACCTGCATCAAACACACTTGGATTTTCAACAAATACAACAAATAAAATGACATTGGATGCAAATGGAAATTTAGGTATTGGCGTTTCTCCAAGTCCATGGACTAATTTTAAAGCTATTCAACTATTAGCTGGTACAAGTTTTGTTGGGTTTGGAACACAAGGAGAATTTTGGACAAATAGTTATTTTTCAGGAGGATTTAAATACTATCAGAATGGTTATGCAACTCGATTTGCATGTATAGATGGAGAATATGATTTTTATACATCATCAAATAATACTTCAGGAGCAGGAGCCACTCTAACATTTTCGCAAATTGTTAAATTTGATAGGAATGGCAACGTAGGCATTGGCACGACAACTCCACAAAGTGGTTATAAGTTGCACGTTGTTGATAGCGTTTACGTCGGTGGGCGCGTTAGTGCGGCTGGATATACGACAAGGTCTGATTATAATTTAAAAGATGAAATTCAAACTTTAAATTATGGCTTAAACGAGGTTATTCAAATGCAGCCTGTAAAATATACTTATAAAAGTAACGGTGAACAACAACTTGGTTTTATTGCTCAAGACATTGGCACTTTGATTCCTGAAAGTGTTCATTTTGATGAATTTATGGGCGTTGATTATCAAAGTTTAATACCCATCTTAACCAAAGCCATACAGGAGCAACAAGCCCTTATCAAGGCCCTTGAACAAAGAATTTTAATCCTCGAAAACAAATAACATGAAAAAAATACTTTTCTTTTTACTCATTCCTTTTCTTGCTATTTCGCAAGACGTTGTTACCGATACGGTGTACATTCAAAAGCAAGGTAACATTTATTACATTGTTACTATGACTACATTCAGCGATAGCACGATAACGGGAAATAAACAAATACTTGGGGATAGCTTAACAGCCATTCAAAGCCTTGTTACCGATGCTGAAAGGCAAAGCAACACATTAGCCATTCATGCAAAGCCATTGATTTTAAAAAGTAAAGCGGTTAAGCGTATTAATTATTACAACAATTTGCACCAGCAGATAAGCGGCAGACCTGTATATACATCAACGGCACTCCGTGATTCAACTGCTTTCCTTGGTGATTGGACATTGAATTTTAAAGGTGAAAATATCCTTGGTGAAATACAGTTGAATGCTAATAAAAGATTAATATTTAATCCTGATAACGGCAAAGTATATACGATTTCCACCAACCTATTACTCTCGACTTTTACAAACCAAATTAGCTTTTCATTTAATGGTGTCAAATACGACTTATACAAATTTGCTAACGGTAAATTTGCAACCGTGGATAATGATGTTAGGCTAATAAAAAAGGAATAATGAAAGCAACGTTAATCAACTTTTTGCACCTTGGGTGGGAGAAAATAACATACGCGATTTGCTGTGGATATATTTTTTCTTTCTTCATACCAATAAAGGGATTTTTGATTTTTACAATCTTTGTGGTTTTTGCGGATATGGGAACCGGAATAATCGCAGCAAAGAAAGAGCAGCAAAAGATAAATAGCAAAGGGCTTTACCGAACAATGGAAAAGATAGTTGTGTATTTTTGTGGCATCCTTATATTCGAGGGTGCAAGAAATACTTTTTCTCTTCCATTTAACATAACGTACATGGCAGCGTTTTTAATTGCAACGGTGGAGCTTTATTCTATTGCTGAAAATATTAAGCGCATTACAGGCGTAAACCTTGGCGTTTTAATTACAAGATTTTTTAATCGTTAAAATAATAATCATGCAGACTAATTTAAAAGAAGCCTTAAAATCGGCTGATACAGTTAAAAGTCCACTTGGTGACATCGCTTGTTACTCGATGAACTTTGCGGAACTTGCTTCCGAGATAAACGTTCATTTAGAAGGCAACAAAGTGAAATTCACGTGGCGCGAATATATCCAACTAGCCCAAATAATTTGGGATAAGATTAAGGAAACAAGCCGCGAATGTGCTGGAAAAGAAATTGAAGTAAAATTGCCTGCAAAGTTATCATTGATTAATGCGGCTTTCGCATTGATTGGATTTCGCTTGTAAAGAAATAGGCGCAGCAGGAATCGCTACCTTAGTGCCGAGGGGAGTAGATTAATTTCTATTCCCCTTAAAAATATAAAAATATGAAAGCAAATGAATTTGTAGTCTGTGTGGATGCTGGGCATGGTGGGCTAAGAAAAGGAATAGGGCCGGATAAATATGTTACCTATCCATCTAAATGTTTCCAACACAGGCAAGGAAAATTCCATTCTTACGGATGGTTTTTTGAAGGTGTGTTTAATCGATCTGTTGCCAATTTCTTAGAGCAGTTCCTCCTTGATTATGGCTTCCAGGTTAAACCAGTCTATGAGCCAATTAATGACACATCACTTAATAAAAGATGTCAGCTTGTAAATAGCTATTCAACACTTGGCAAGTCAACTGTCCTTGTTTCTATTCATGGCAATGCAGCATCATCTACTACTGCCAGAGGATGGGAAGTGTTTACCTCTCCAGGTGAAACGAAATCAGATCTCCTTGCTACATTGATAGGTCATGAAATAAAAGATGCTACACCAGGATGGATACATAGACATGATTACTCCGACGGTGACTTAGATAGAGAGGCAAGGTTTCAAATGCTTACTGCAACAAAGGTGCCAGCAGTGTTGACTGAGAATGGATTCTTTACCAATTATAACGATGCTGTATTAATGATTGACAGAGAATGGCAGGAGGCAATAGCTAAAGCTCACGCAAAAGGCATTCTTGAATATGCTATTAAGGAAGGTGTGGAATGGTAACAAAAAAGCCGTAGGATAAAATACCTACGGCCAACAAAACACTAATACTCACCTTTAACCTATTCCTTTAATATTCTTTTAAACATCGTAGATGCTTTAGCTTTTACTTCATCCTTTTCGCTTGTATTATTTATAATCATAAACAATATAGCTAACATCCTTTCCGGATTCATATACTCTAAAAATTTCCTACCTGAACCATCGTTACCGGAGTAAAATTGTAATAAAGCACTATTTGTGTTTACAACATTATTTTTATTTATTGGTTTGGGATATTTTTCAATTAACATCAAACCTTGCTTTATCTCATTTGGTTTTAAAAAATTAGTTATTGCCATGACTGTTTATTTTTAATAATGTAAGTTTAGTTTCTTCTTGCCTTATCCTGGTGGCTAAATAATCAACGTAAAAATAGTTAATCTTTCGTCTCATTGTCTCCTCCATGTATGCCAGGTTCAATCGATGGAGTTTCTTTTTTATAACCAACTCTTGCATCATTTTCAAAATATGTTTTAGAAATCAACGCTATTTGAAATGCGTCTATTTCGTCTTGTGAAAGTTTTTTATTTCCATGCACCTCTAATTTCATTGCTTTTATTACACTCATACAATAATCAATAGTCCATTTACTTCCTTTGTGCTGTGGTGAAATACCTTTTACTTTATGACCATTTAATTCTAATAAGTCAATAATTGTTCTGGAAGCTCCTTGATTCATGCCGACGTTTCGGCTAATCTTGTTACTTGCTTTTACATTGGCATGTTTGCGAAAAGTAATATTTTGGAGGGAAGAATCTTCTACACAGATAGCACAATCGTTCTGCCATGTTAAGCTATCCATTATCCATGTAGCAAGATTCCTGTACCTTCCAAAATATACTTTTTTATCATCAATCACGCATACTGCTAACCCATTTAGTCTCATGGCTGGATCGATGCCTATGAATTTCATCATAATTTATCTTTTTATTTAAGAAGTTACGTTTAACGTATTTACTTACAAATTTAAGTAAATCATGATAGTCATAATATTTTTTACCATATTTCCATAATTCCATCAATGGGAAATACATTAAATTTTGAGTGCCATAAGTCATAAAAAGGCAATTATCATAAGTTGTCCTGGAATAGCCATCCCACAAGTTTATTCCGGATAACATATCATAGTGAATAGTATCCACTGTATAGCTATTATCAGCTTCACTATAATAAGACCTTTCCAGCATCTTATTTCCTATCTTTTCAAGGCTCATGGTATTATATGCCATAAAGTGATTGTTCTGTCCATTTACCGTAGTTACAGCTAATACTAACATGATAGCTAAGGCTAATTGAACGCTACGCACTGTAGGATTCATTCTAACAGGCTCTTTACTTGCTTTGGTAGTATTGCGCTTCCTTGGTGTTTTAACGCCAATACCATAAGCTTCTATGCCTTTCTCGATGAATTGTATTTCTAAGAAATATCCAAAGCAAATAACAGTGCTAATAAAAATAAACATAGCATAAAACTCCGCACCTGTTGCCTGGCCTTGAATTGAAAAATACAATTCCAACAATGCTACTACGGTGGCACCTGCCGCAACTTTGGCAGGGTAAGGTGAGCGTTTTTCACTTGGATTTAAAAAGTCAATAAATACAATGGCGAACCTGCCGAACTGCAACATGAGAGATGCAGGGATAGAAAGCAAAAGGGGAAGGGGAAGGAAATACACGTTAAGTACTGCTGTGATAAGGTAGGTTAAAATTATACCTACAAAAATAATCTTTGGCATGGATGATGCGATGTCATTAAATAGCCATTCAAAAGTCTGATTGTTAAAATTCTTTTTCATTTTGTGGTGGTGTTAAAAGTGATTATTAAAATAACATTACAAAAGTAATATAAAATAAATAACTTGTATATATTTATCTAAAATAATTATAAAAAAAGTGCGAAGGCAAATCTTCGCACTCTGAAAACAACTTAAATTACCAAAAATGATTGCTATTCCTTTGCTTTATGTCTATTGTAAAGTTCATAGGATGACATTACTCTTATCTCTTTAGTGGCAGTTTCTATCCGCAATTCTTTAAACCTATTTATCGCTTCTTCTAAATTTTTTGCGCTTACAGTCACACTTTTGCCATCTTCAAATTTAATCACATATTTATTCATTTCAACTTCCATTAGTGCCATTTTTTTAAATAGTCAACAATAAAGTAAATAGCGAAAGCAAGTGTTATAATGCCTCCAGCGGCCACAAATATATTTGCAGCATCTTTTATTAATTTTTCTTTTTCGTTTTTCGTCAACATGGTTATTTATTTAAATAATTTTTAGATGCTACTGGATCTTTGCCCTGGTTGCTATACTTTGCATCCTCCTTTTTATCGTAGCTTATTTTAGGCATCTCTGAAATTTCATGATAAACTATTTGCGCTATTTTTATTCCAGGATAAATCTTTATTCTTTGCACAGCAATTAATTCCAACGTCCAATGTCCTTTGAATCCTACATCTCCAAAGCCAGCCGTCACATGGACAAATAAACCTAATCTTCCTAATGATGACTTTCCTTGTATCACTGGAACATGGCGCAATGTCTCTGTATATTCCACAGTTGAGGCAAGGTAAATGACATTGGGCTGGAGTATCAATCCTTCTGGAGGAATAATCATTGGTGCGCTTAGGTTTTTCTTTCTTACATCTAATACACTATCTGTATAAAGTATTAATGTGTTATGAAGAGTTAAATCGTAGCTATTTGTACCTAAATATTCAGGATTAAAAGGCTCAATAACGATGTTTCCTTCACTAATTTCGTCGTTAATTGTCTTGTCGGTTAAAATCATTTTGTTTCGTTTTTATAATTTTTATCGTAATATTCTTCAAGCGACATATTTTGTTCAATATGTATAACAGCTGCTTTTCCATCATTGTACGCTTGCCTTATCCGCTCCTTTTCCATTTCTTTGGCTATACTTTGTAAATGTATAAATTGGTGGCCATTCTTTACATCAATTAATTCATTTTCTATAATTTTCTCCACCAACCATTCAACTGCCGTTTGTTTCATAAGTCGTATTTTTTACGATTATCAAATTCCTTTTTAGTAAAATAATATTCAGTCAGCATTGCAGCATTGGCTTGCAAGTGTGCGGCATGTAGTAGCCCTGATTCTTCGTCAATGTCCTCTCCTAGCCTTATCGATTCCAAGTGCCTCATTGCACTGGCTATGACCTCTGTCCATGGCATACCCTTTTCCCAGTTACCCTCCGGATATTTGCCTAATGCCTGTGTCCAAACTTTGGCATATTCGCGGTTAGCAAGAGCTGGAATAAGGTCGTAGCGAAGTTTATCGGAGTTATAACGAAGGCCTCTTACTTCATCGTATTCTTTCATATATAAAATGCTTTTAAAGAATATTGAAAACAATTAGTACGCTTTTTTAACTCAAATAACATATCCATTGCTATTTGCAATGTTTCTAATTGTGTATCTCGTGTAATTCTTAGCTTCCAAAAGTTGATGTAAGCTAATAAACTGCCAGTCCAAATAAAAGTAGTTTCTAAATTTAATGGTAAAATAGTACGCGCTTGCTCCTTTGCTACTCCCAGCTGCAAGAGCTCGTGGTAGGCAGTGGCACAATAATTTATCACAGCATCTTGTATCATTAGTGCTGCATCATTGTCGTACCTTTCTAAATGTCCTGCACTGCCTTGCTTACTACTTTTGCTCTGTAATCTAAAATCTTCTATCTTGTAATAGTTATCCTGAAAATCTACATATCTACCAGATATTGAATTGGCAGTCAATCCTACCTGGTGTTTAAATAACTGCCTTTCTACATAGATAGGGCAGGTGATCCGGTACTGTAACTGTGGATGTCGAAAGGGCGAGGTGTGATTATGCTCTGCAAGGTATTTTATTAGCTTTTCATTCTGCTCCACAGTGTAATTACTGGCTTCTTTGCCGAAGGAAACGCGGGCCGCATTGGCTACCATGTCATCATTTCCAAATATTTCTAAAAGTTCTACTTTCATTTGTTAAACATTAAATTATTTTCCTAAAAGTTCTTTATAATAATAATTTATTGCTTCTTGTTTTGTAAAAGGAGGCAATTTATCTGCTTCTTTTTTAATTTGATACTCTGATTTGTCAGTTGAACCAAAAATAAAGGCAGTTAGTAATATTAAAATAATTAGTTCCATGTTTTTATCATTTTGTTGACGTCACCGAAATGGTAACCATGTTCCTGAGGGCAGGAAGAAGGTTTAAAATTTGCCGTCTTTCCGAGCTGTCAATTCATCCTCTGACGCAGTTAAGCCGAAAGAAATGTTTAATCCGCTCATACACTTCACTTAACTCCGAGGTCTGCAAATATCTTATGTAGTCATGTGACCTACTAATATTCTTTCCTGCCTAAAGCTACTAAGCAATGTCCGGTAATTATCAGAAGTAACTAAAAGTAACTTTTGCACTGCTCTACATTGCTCAAAAATTGCAGTAGCTTTAGGGTATATTCCTTTTACATAATAATCAGTCAAAGTAGAAGAGTGCTTTATTCTTTTATACTCCTCCTCTGGCATATCTCTAATACAAATCATCATCATTTGAGCGAAGATACTTTCATTCATTCCGCTTATCACTGTGTACCTTGAATAGTAGGCAGATAACTGTCGAAGGTATTCATCGCATTCATCCAACATCTCTGCCGATGGAGCTGTACTTATCCAGGCGTTTACTTCGTCGCAGAAAGCCTGTATTTCTAACATCTTGCTATTCCACTCCTTCATCTTTCACTAATATAAGTGTGACTGTTTTTGTTTTCTCTTCAGCTATACCACTGTTTATCTCCTCTCTTTTCATCTGCTCTATTTCATATTCCTTGTCTATTATGTTTTTAGAAAATGAATAAGACTTTCTTTGGTAAGTAGAATAAGATACTAAAGAGCCATGCACATCCATAGCCATTTTATTATCCTTTAGTAAATCAATTAAATCACTTTTTATTAATTCTTTTTTTGTTTCCAATTCTTTTAACTCCTTTGTAATTTCAGCATATTTAAAGAATCTTTCACCTATCGCACTATTTTGATATCTTTCGTATGCTTCACTTATCTCTTTCGCTGCTTTTCTTATCCTTGCCTCTGTGGCTGTGAGTTCTTCTATATTAAACACATACATAAAACTTTCATGCTCACCAGTCCAGGACAATGTTTTGCCTCGTAACTTTGTTTTCCAATAGCTAATCACAGAGGTAGGTATAACGTTAAACTTATACCACAATATTAACGAGTAGGTTTGCATCTGCAAAGATTCCTTCAGTCGCTGTGTTGACCATGGAGCGGTGCCGGTCTTAAAGTCAACTACGAGCTCATAATCTTTACTCATATTGTCAATATATCCTAGCATCTTAAAGTCTCCAAAATCATGCTCTAATTTGTATTCTACATGAGGATAAAGCAAAGTAATTTCTAAAAAGTTTGGTGGAAAATTAAAATCTCTTTCTGGAGTTATTTCTTTGCTTGAAAAAATTTTACTATAATCCTCTATGTCCTTTGCAAACTGTTTGCCAAATTCAAGGAAAGGGGAGGGAGGATCGGGAATGCCGATAAAATATTTCTTTTGGTAGGCAATCGGGTCGCTTTCCCAGAGGTTTATTTGTGATACAGATAAATGTTCTTTTGGTAATTTAAACATCTTGTTTTGTTTTGTTTAGTTCTTTTAAAATAACACATGCAAGAAAAATGCATATTTCAATAAGTAATGATTTTATCTTTTCAATCATCGTATTTTGGTTTGTTTAATATCTCAATCAGTGCCTCTGCAGCTTTTACAGCATCTCTTGCTTTACTTGTAATTAATCCACTGTCATTTGCCAACAACCCTTGCAATGCCATTGCTGCAAAGTATTCGCGTTTGGTTAGACCTGTAGATATATAATTATTATTATATTCCACTATATTAATTGGTTCATTTGGCTTTGTTTCGTTATTTTTCATTTTGCTTTGTTTTGTTTATTTACTAATTGCTTCAATTTTATACTTATTTATCTTTGCAACGTGACGAATTATTTGTCTGTGAAATTTTGTTAAAATCTTATCATACATACCATCCGTTAATAAATCATTAAATCTTAACACTTGAAGTGAATCAAATGTCTTATCAAATTTTCTGATTTTTTCATCACAAATAAATCCTTGGTTTTTAATTTGCTCACTTATAGGGTCAGCAAATAAACCATAATGTATGCCTATTTTTAATCGGTCTATTTCATTATTTTCCATGTTTATTTTGTTTTATTTGTGTACAGCGTTATATGTTATTTCACACATTATTGGTTGACGGCTTCTGTTATATCCAACGGTATAGCGACTGAAACAACTTTCGCAAGAAAAATACTTTGCCATACATTTACCGCCATTTTCCGTGTGCGAATATTGAGAATCAGAATCAACTTTGCCATCGCAAACGGGACATTTATCTTCCATGTACTTTTGCCATATAAAATCATGTGTATATTCTCTTTTCATAGGCATTGTTTTTTCCCTTGTAAGATCTCCGCAATCTTCGCAATACTCCCCAAAATCCATATTATTTGATTCCGAGCTGCAATTTTTACATATATAAATCATTTTACTTTTTTAAAATTTACAATAATTTAAGTTCTTGTTTCAATTCCCATATTTCTTCAGTTAAGACATGAAGTGAATGATCCAAAATAGTATCTATAAGTTCTTTGTCAAGAATAATAAAATCACTTTCATTTGCTTCTACTTTACAAAATCGTATGTTATGTGTTTTTTTAAATTTTAAATTATTTATTATCTCATTATTTCTATCTATTTTCTGTAAAATTTCGGATGCTTGTTTAGCTTGCTCTAAGGTCATGGCAATTGGTTTTGCTTTGTTTAAAAAAGTGCCAGCGCAGATACTGGCACATATAGAGTCATTCATCTCAATTTTTGAAACACTTGTATAAAGATAGTAGAAGTTGCGGCAGTTGCATTGTCATGTGGTATCTCCGCCTC